TGAAGTGTTATACCAGCGTTTCCAATATTCAGCTTGTTCATCAAGTGTTTTAGGCATAGGGTGTGGCACTCTCCAGTAATGAAGTCTACAGGCAACAATCCCAGCGATAAGATTGGTTGTTAGTATTTCTCTCCAATCTTCTTCTTTTGGATTATTAAAATAACTCCAATCTAAAAAGCAGATGTCAGCAACTCTTTTTAAAAGTTCTAATCTGTATTTTAAATAATCATTGCACAAAGAAACCATCACCCACGGTTCACACTGCCAATGACCTCTGGCTATATTTGAACCACCTTTCTGCATAATGTACTTATATTTAGATTCAACCAAACCAGTTCTATAAACAAGCATTTGTGCATCTTGACTAGCATACTTAGAACCCATCTTTTCAAGAGTGTCCTTAATGACTGTTAGCATTTGCATTGAGTCAATCATTACTTACCTTTAAAAACACCTTCAAGAATATCTGTTACTACATCTACTATTTTTTCAAAGAAGATTTGTTCTTTATCTTCTGAAACAAAGGGTATATCAATCCTCTTATTTATTGCAGTTGCAATTTTTTCTGCCATCTCATCTGATCCCAAATGATCCATTGCCTGTTGTTGCATTTTCTCAGCTTGTTCTTCAGCAAGTTTGATTAGCATTGATTTTAAATCCATTATTATCTCCTATTTTAGATTAGTGAATAAAAAAATTAATAAAGCCATGCCACCTAGAATATAGTTTCTCCAGTTCTCAAGTGACCTAGTTCTTCCATTAGATATTTTAAGCTGTTCTTTTATATCTGGTAATTCTCTTTGCAAAATAGATTCTATCCTTGCCAATCTTTCCTTGACACTACTTCTATATTCATCAATGCTTTCATAATCCATGTTATTTTCTCCTAGTCTTGCTAGGCGACCATTTTACCTTATTTGCCCACCATGCCGCAGAACTCTTACCCTTTGCAATGTTCTTTCTATGACGAGCCTTAAATGCCATTCTTTGTGCAACTGTTTGATTAGTTCTAACACCTTGCTGACCAAACCTAATTAACTTAGTTACAGTTCTACTACCTTGCTTAAATCTTGCAAGTACCACATGAGACTTGGTTTTGTGTCTTGGTGTTCTTTTGGGTTTATTATATCCTGACAAACCAAACCTTTTTAATCTAGGGTCTTTAGCCATCAATTTTTACTTGACCCATTTAATCTTCCAGACATATAACTTATCTTATCACTTAAATCATCAACTTCTTTCATTAATGATTCATGTCTTCTATCCATTTTATCATTTGAAGAAGTTTTAAATTGATTTATTGAATCAATAAGTTTAACAGATATGGAATAACATGAATTAATTTCTGTTTGCATTTTTGAAATATCTTGCTTGATAACATCTAAATCTTCAGATTGATCTTTTTGTGATACTACTAGATTATTTAATAAATATAAGAATCCAAGAGTCATTATTCCCATAGCACCTAATTGACCATACAATTCTATCATTTGTGCTATATCCATCAATCACCCTTCCTTAATACTTTGTCTAATAAACTTTTATTCATCTCTGTTAGTCTTTGTTCTCTTTCTGCTTCTAAGGGCTTCATTCTTTCATCAAGATTTTCTTCAAACTCAATCAAAGCTTCTTTTATGTTTTCTATTTCTTTTGTGTTGTCATTAATATTTGCATTGATTGTAAACCATGCCCCTGTAAGAGTAAACACCATAATAAATATTTGAACCATCCACTTAACTGATATGTGAATTTGCAATTCATCATTTAATGGTTTTTTCATTTAACTTCCCAGCCACATACAGACCAGCCAGAATCACACCCTACCAATAAAAACATAATTAACACTAATATCATAACTTGTGCTAATCTCATAATCAACTTCATAATCTACATTCATAATACCATCCACCAAGCTATCCCTGTTTCAACAACTATATCAGCCATTGTGTTATAAGCCCATCTTTCTTTTGTCACATAAGGCTTGTAATCCTCTATATACCACTCAAATACTTCCCAAGCTATACCAACTATAAGCACACCTAAAACACACCATAAATCAGACCATCCACACCACTGGAATATTTTACAAAGAAATGCACCAGCGGCAATATGGTAAGAAGTCCATCCATCAAGTTGCCCTGTTTTTAGTTGCCATTGTACTAATTTATTTAATGGGCTTTTCATCTTTCAACTACCTTGTGATTTACTATTTTATGCTTAACAATATCAATGCGACCATGACCATCAGAGTCTTTTAAGTTTTCACACTCCTTCACATATGCTTCTTCAATGGTTTTGAATGAATCACTTTTTTTAATTATAGTGTCACCATTTCTAAGAAAGTAGTTCTTACTACTTGGATATGTTAATGTAGTAAAAGTTCCATCAGCCAACTTCACTTTTTTAGTCATTCCTTTTTTATTATTAAAATGAATTACTACATCATGGTCATAGGCACATCTGATAATCATTAGTCGTTCTCATCTCCCGGATCATGTGGAGAGTGATCTTTTGATTTTGCAAGTGACTCTTCTAGCAACCTAATAAACCCATCTTTACTTACAGCTAGTTGCTGTTGAATAAAGTTATTAGAATTTATTTTAGATTCTATGTTTTCAAGATGCAAATACATCTGCTTTTGCTCATCATTTAAGTCCTTGTTGACATCATACGTAACATCATTAAGAACAAGTTTTGGCAATTGATTTTCTTTTTTAGCCATTATTGACTCCTTGTTAGTTAATCTTCTTTTTTACTATCTGCATACGCTTTTTTAACATCATCAGTCCA